TACGATAACATTAATCTCCTCTTCTGTAAAATTATTGTATGGGTAGTATGTTTTGGTATCAATTCTGCGTGGAGGATTGAGTCCGTCCGTCCAGAACAACAGGTCACTGATGTAGTTTACACCGGTGATCAAGTACTGAGTATTGAAGTTGAGAACATTCGCGGCACCGGCCCTTGTGTCCATAGCCAACACGGTAGTTAATCCAGTCAACTCGTTGTATGATGCAACGATGTTTCCCCCTACAGCTTTTACAAACCAAAATATCAAAAACTCAGAAGGGACCGCAATGGATCCGATAGCCTTTGCTCCGGTCAATGAAAATGCAGAGCCAGAAAACGCAGTAGCAGCAGCAGCTAGTCCGCTTACTTTGGTATTTCCAAGCTCGTTCGACAGAGCACCAACGTCTGACCCCTCGGACGTGCCGATGGTAACGTTCATTGCATCTCTGTACTGTCCATCTGGGACCAGGCGCTCGTCCAGGTCCTTGTTCATTATACCAGCTACTAGGCTTCTCTTTAACTCCATTACTTGATCCAGTTATCTTGGTTTCTCAATACCATTAAAATGCGTCCAGCGCTGATGTTGGACAATCGAATTTTAGCGTTTCTAAGCATCGCTGACTTCTCTTCTCTCGCACGTCTCACAACGTACTCTTGAACGCCAACCTTGTTGTTCAGCACGGCCCACTTGATGTAAGAGTAGATGAACTCCTCTGCCATCTTGTTGACCTTTACAGCGTCGTCGTTTCCATTCTCAAGACCATCAGAGATGTACTCAATAACGACCAATTTATTGCTCATGCCAGAACTGAAGTTGATAACTCCGGCAGACTTGTCAATTCTGAATGTTGGGTTGATGTTCGCAGCTTCTGCGTTTAGACCAAACCATCCGCCAAGGCTGTAGTTGAAGTACCAGTACCCATCCACGTTCCATCCCCAACGTCCATTGGCCCATCCCTCTCCATAAAAGATGTCGTATGGGTATCCTTGGATGCGCTTGATGTCAAGCTCAGACGTTCCTGTAATTACATTGCCGTCTTGATCGTACAACACGTTGTCGTTAGAGTCCTTCAAGTATGCCTGAGCATAGTTCACAGTTGCGTTCTCGTGCAACGTGTACAACACGCCCTCGACCTCCATAGAGATCCTAGCGTAGTTCACGTAGTCCGGAGGCAACACCAATGTCAAGTCTGCACCAACGTTCAGCTCTAGAACTTTTACGTTCCTAGCCGCGTCGTAGTTCAACTCTTGTATTGCACGCTTCGCATGAAAAAGTGCATTGTATCTGTTCAGCGTTCCGATCAGCTTGTCGTCGCCAACGTACATCAACATGAAGTTGTTGACGATGTCGGCCAAAGACACGTACTGATAGTCTCCGCTGTTGTTTGGGTCAGAGTAGTATGCTTGGTTAGTTATGTATGCCATTAGCTTTGCTTAGTTTGTTCTGCGTTGTCTGATCCTGTGGCGAACTGCACTACTTCGGCTTCGCGAATATTCACACCTGCGTATGACAAGATCTTGAAAACTAAGTCGTTTTGTTCGCTTTGCGGAAGCTCAAAGTCTTGATAGTCAACAGCTGACTGGTTGAATATAGGCGAGCCTGCCACGACAGTATATGTCCACTTAGGATCAAGAGGGTAGCGAACATACATCGCGCTGACGCTACTTGTGATCGATGCCGGGTAAACCTTAATATCATCTCCTTTTTGGTAATATGCTGGATAGGCTGTGGTTGGTGCAGTGATGTTTGAACTCAGCAAGTTCATCACCTTGTTCTGGGCCACATATTCAATTTCTTTAGTGCCGAATAGTACAACATTAACGTAGTACCAGTCAGCAGGAAGGGCAAACGATTGAGAAGGCGCATCGTATACCAGAGTAGATGACGTAGAGAATTCATCAATTGTTTCTGCAATATTTTTTTGAATGTTAGCGTAGCCATCATTTGCCAGTCTGGCGTTTCTTTTATTTACCCAGTTGGTGTAGTCGTAAAAGTACTGCTCAAAGATTTCAAGCTGTGCTTGCTTGGCAAATAAGTTGAACTCCTCCGGCGTAATATAACCGTTGTTATCCTTATTGAGGATAGCCATAACGGTATTTCTTACGGTGTTTATCATGTCCTCACAAAGATAACAAAAAAAGGCCACCCCTTGCGAGATGGCCTTATTTCAAATAGTTTTAATGGTTACGCTACAGCAATTCCACTAACTGCGTATGGAAGGTTTGATACAGTGTACGCAACATTAGTCCAAGAAGTCTGCAAAGCAGCAACTACGGCGTTTTGAATTGCGTCACGCTCTGTTTCGTCTCCAGCGCCAGCAGTGGCATGTGTAAGTGTAACCACTTTGCCGCCACCATAAGTGACAGTAACGGTGGTTGTAGAGGCTTGTTCAATCAAAATGATTCCTGTAGCCTGGACTAGCTGATTTTGTTCGCTAGTAACTGGGATGCTTAAAAATTTCTCCATACAACAAATATACGAATAATTACGATAATTTATTCTTCACAACTTCAGCAACTGGCAATCCCTCTTCGCTTTCAAAGTATACGGTCAACGCAGACACTGCGTCATCTCCTGGCTGTAAGTTCATTAACTTTCGCTTATTTCCAGGAATGTTAAACCAGATCTCTCTGTTGTTGTTACGCAATGTAAACATTCCCGCGTCCAAAGCTCTTGACGCCATGGCTGTGTCTTGCAAGTCTGGATCTGCTACCATCTCTAAGAACTCTTTTGGATACTGTCTAGCGTACAATAAGATGTCTCTCTTGATTTCTGGTGTGGTCATCGTTTCAATAACGCCACCATACAATAATTGAGCGATAGACAACATGGTTTCTAACTCCAAGTTTCTGGCGGCAATTTGTGCATCCAACTCAATATTGAGTTCTTCGATATCTTTAGATGCCTCTTTCTCTGTGTTAAGCTCTCTAAATACGTCTCCATTCAATGGGTGTAAGTCCATGAATTTACTAAGCATTGGATTGTTTGATGATACAATTAATACACCATCTTCAAAGATGATTGGTTCCAAAATCGCCTTGTCGTCCTGTTCATCCTCGAACACTGACTTTTGATTTCTAGAGTAACGAAGTGCTCGGTTTGCGGTTCCGTCAAAGTGCAACAAAGAAAAACGCTTGGTGTTTCTTGATGGAAGCGTGTAGCTCAATGGAGCTTTGTCTTTTGTAAGGATGAATACTCGATCCTTTAGCTGATTTGATTGTTTCATAATTTGATTTGATTTACGGTACAAATATAAACAAAAAGGGTGAGTACATTGTACCCACCCTTCTGTGATAATCTTAGTTAAGATTAAGCGGTCTTGAACAAGAAGAAGTTGTTCGCGCCCAATGTGCACAATGCACGCTCAGACAAGAAGTTAACTCTCATTGCATCCAAATCGCTAGTAGAAGCACCACCGGCAGAACCAGTAATCCAAGTCTTGTAGCGACGGTTCTCAGTTTCGCTAGCGCGGTAACGAACGTGCAAGAAAGGACGTTTAGCGTTCTTACCCATCACCATGTCGTAAACGTTAGTAGAACCAGCAGGAACCAACACACCATTAACTTCACCACCATTGATACCACCACGCAAAGTTGCGTCGTTCAAGTATTTCCAGTCGGTTTTGTAGAAGTCATAGCCACGCTTGAAGCCTTTGAAGCCCAAGTTCAACGCCATGTTTTCGTCGTTGTTAAACACACCGTAGCTAGTTCCGTTAACGCCGTAGCTGTTTTGGGTAGACAACATATCATCGATGTCGAAACCGAAGTTACGGTTAACGAACAACATGTTTTCTTGGATAGAACCTTGCTTGTCCAAACGCTGAATGATTGCGTCGAAATCAGCCAAGGTACTTGGGTTTCCACCGCCCCAAACGTTACCACGTTGTTCGATAGTGTAGAACAAACCGTCGGTACCCTTGTTTCCTACGTCACCGGTAGCTGCGATAGCGCCAGAAGCAGTTTCAGCAGGAACACCTTCGATCATAGCCATTTCCAAGTAGTCCTCGAAACGCAAACGAGTTTCGTGCTCAGACTTGATGTACCACAAGTAGCCAGTTGCACCATTTTCAGTAGTAACTTCTACCCATCCGATCTGAGCCATGTCAGAACCAGATACTTCGTAGTTGTCCTTGATAATGATAGGGCTGTTGTCAAAGATTGAATCTTCAGCCTCCAAAGAGCCAGCCATTCCATTGCTGCCCTTTTTAAACTCAGAACCGTAAACAAATGCAGTAGAAGTAGTTGATACAGGAATAGTTTGACCACCAGCAGCGTAGTAAGCTACAGTGAAAGTCAATCCAGATACTGCGGTGATGATAGCTTTATCGCTTTGGGTACCACCAGCATTGCGAGACAAGAACACAGTCTGACCTACGCGGAAGTTACAGGCAGTAATGCCTGAGTCAGCAACTGTCCAAGTAGCGGTGTCAGAAGCAGCAGCAGCAGCAGAAGTACAGCTTACATACTTAGTATGCAAACGACCTTGCTCTGCCCACTTAATCAAGTCAGAGTTAGAAGGCATCTCAGCACCTACTTGGCGCAAGAAAGATGCGATAGAGCGATTACCGTAACGCTCGAATTCCTTCTCGTAAGTATCAGGAAGATACTGATTCAAGAAATCGAAGTTGGTAATGTAATTTGAAGGCAAAGTTGCCTTAACGGATGAGGGGGTTATAGCAAACCCGGGACTCACTTGAACTGATCCAGCCATAGTTTTGTTTTTTTAGTTTTTTGTTATCTGTTACTCATTTTTATCTTGAGCCCACTTCCGTGGTCAGAGTCCAAAGCAACAACTTTGAAACCAGTTGTAGGCGTGAGCTGCGGTGCCGACCGAACGTCCATCTGGATATTCTTTGACTCCTTCGCTACACTGTCTACTGCTGCGGCTCTGCCTTGCTCATAAAAGTGCTTGGCAAAACTGTCTGGGTTCATCGCTACTGCGATAGCTCTGTGGTATGCAGCTGGGTCTTTAATGAATCCTTTCTCGTCTAAGAAAGAACCAATAAACTTGCTTACGTCAGATTGAGCCTTCTTCAGTTGTTCTGGATTGCCAGGTTTAAACGAGAGAGACTTGTCGTCGATCTTAAATTCAAAACCTTTGAACTGATCGCTGAAAAGCTCGTCTGTCTTCTTAGCAAAGAACTCTGAGCGCTCTAACTGAGCCTTCTGCACTTCCTCGGATTCTTGAGCATATCTTTTGAAGTCCTCGTACATACTTTTCTCTTCGTCAGAAACTAAGCCACCCCTTGACTCAACGGGCACCTTGTACTGTTCCTTCAGTTTGTTGAAGTAGTCTTTGGCCTTTGCAAGATCTTTTTTCATTGCTAGCTTCTTCTTCTTAACGTCTTTTGGATCGTCAAGGTCTTCATCAAAGTCGTACCGAGTCTCGATTTCGTACTTTACGTCTTCGTCGTCATACTCTGGATTCTCCTGTTTGATGAATTCAGCTAGCAGTTGATTTGCAGGAACATCATCGTAGTTCTTATTCAACTGAATAAAATCTTCGATTCCTCGTCCGGTCTCTTTCTTGTATTTCAAGAACGCAGACACGTCTTCTGGTAGTTCCTCCGCCTCTTTTCTCGCCTCGAACAAATCGTCAACTGAGTTGATTTCTTTGTTGTACCGATTCTTTAAATATGTAAGAACGTCTGTATCTTCTAGCTCCTTGGCTTGTGCCTCGTTGCTTTCGATCTTTTCTGTTGTCCCGTCAGCTGCCACTATTGTGGTT